TCATAACTGGTGTTACCAGTGTGCTACAGAAATCACAGACATAGATGATTTTACCATAGAGCACAAAAAACCTTGGCTTGATTCTGAAAAACCTGTAGAAAACTTTTTTGATTTAGAAAACATAGCTTTCTCACATTCTAGCTGTAATTATAGAGCTGCCAGACAAAAGGAAGGCATGCCATGTCCATCAGTGACAGCATATAGAAAGGGTTGTAGATGTGATGGATGTAAAGAGGCTAGGAGAGAGTATAGAAGAAAAAAGAAATTGTTAAAAAGTAAAAATGAGTAAGCCAAGTTTTTTAGACAAAGTTAAAAGCGTTATCAAAGAGACAACAACTCATTTGGCTAATGGTGCACAGAACGTATCAAAAGAAGAGTATATTGGTAGAGTTGATGTATGTAATACCTGTGTTCATTTTATTCATAAAGATTACACTTGTGGAGTTTGTGGATGTTTGATGCACATAAAAGCAAAGTGGAAAACTTCTAAATGTCCTAAAGATAAATGGTAATATGAAAAGAATTGGTTTTGGTTTACAGTTTTCTAATGGTATCTTATTTGGTATAAGACACTACGAACCTGACGAGCAGTGTAATTACTATGAATTACACTTTTTTGTTGGGTTTATTGTATTTTTTATAACCTTTGAATCTTAAAGCTTAGATTTTATAGAATTATATTTAGCTTGCAGCTCAGACACCTTGCTTTCAAACTTAGACCTTTTCATTTTTTTTCTAAGCGTGTTCAGCATTGTTAGCTTTTCTCTTTTAGATTTATTTCTAGCATTAGCTTTTCCCATCTGTTTTTGGCATTGCAGTAAAAGTACCTTCATCCAAGTTAATAGTTCCATCGCCATATTTCTTTTTTAGTTTATCTGATATCTTTAGTTCTTTGCTTTGATTGCCTTTGAATCTAGCTACCATATCTGATTCTAATTTTTCCATCTCTTCTAGCTTTGCTTTTACAAGAATCAAATCTATCTTGATTCTACCAAAGTCCACCATCATCTTACTATTCTCTTGTCTGATTTCTCTTATTTCTTTTAGTTCTTTATCTTCTAACTTAATTTTTTTCATTGTCTTTAATTTTATTATTAGTTCTTATTTTCTCGATGCTTCTTCCAGCAAAGTATGCTGAGTAAACGCAAAGCAACAAGGTTTGATAAATTGGCACGTATGCTGGTGATATTGAAAAGTCACCAATGTTACCATCAAATACTGATATAACCACAAACACAGATGTTAAAAATATCAATGTCAGTGGTCTTATATTAGCAGGTAGCCATCCAGCCTTAGCATCAGCTTCCCACCTTCTTGTTACTTGTTCTTGAGCATTAGCTTTAGCGTTCTCAAGCATCTCTTTCATACGTAATTTAAGAGATAGCTTTTCTTCTTGTGTAGTAACAACTTCATCAATTATGCCTGATGCGTTACCAATCAAACTTTTAAAAATCCCTCCTAGCATAATGTTTCTCTTTACGTGTATATTTCTTTTTATTTTTATATGGCTTAGACCTTAAATCCATACCATTTTTTTTAGCCTCCATTTCAGTTTCCCTTCTGGTCATCTTGGCTATTCTTTTTTTATCTGCCTCTGATATTTTTAGTTTTTCTTTAATCATATCAATACATTGAAGTATTTGTTTTTTACTTCCAGGCATGTAAAGTTCGTAATTTAGATTATTTTTTACAAGATATTGTTTAAAAAGTTTCCATTTCAAACTAAAAACATCTGTCTTCATTCCCTTTACTTCTATTATCCATCCATCGTCAAGGTTTGTGAAGTCAGGTAAGTAGGTTGTGGACCTGATACTCGTCAAAGCCTGGTCAAATACCAACTTACCTTTCTTCTTTCTTTTCTCTATACTTACACCTTCATATTTGAACTTATCCATTAGAACAAACTTTTCTTTTTCGTAGTCAAAGTTTATTTTAGCTTTCTTTAATTCAGCATAAGTAAAAGCTTCTAGTCTAGACCTAAACTCAACACCATCAATCTTCGTGGTCTGGACATTCTTTACCCTGCCCTTATTCCTCTTTTTCATATTCTAATATAGGAACATTGTGAATATAATCCAAACCTCTATATTCTATTGAGTTTCTATACCATCCAGTATCATAATCAAAATTATAGAACAAGACACCCATGTCATCAGTTATTTCAAATCTGTCACCATTTGGGACAGCGTAAATATGGTATCCATCTTCATCAAGACCAACATATATTGTAGAGTAACTATCTCCTACATCGCCATTGTCTTTATAAACTCTGTACCCATTACTTGCGATATGGAGGTACAAAGAGTTTTCATACTCTTGAGCTCCAGGCTTTTGCTCACCATTTTCCCAAGTAAACTTTAGTGTTCTTGAAATCTTGTAAACACCACTATCAAACTGTGAAAATCCTTGAAGCGACAAGGATATAATCACCATAAAAATTGCTTTCTTCATAATTAATTAAATTTAGTTAATACTCTATTCACAACTCAGTACACCCACCAGGACTCGAACCTGGAACCTACAGCTTAGAAGGCTGTTGCTCTATCCAGTTGAGCTATGGGTGCATTTAATGTATATCATTACTCATTCCCATTTCTTTCCTCCAGTTCCAGCCAGTTATTTTTACCTCCACATTCTGACTAGACTTTATTTTATTTTTTATACAAGAGATTAGATAAATATTTTTATTAAGCTCTTGAACAGTGTCTCCAACAGCACACGTTTCGTATATGCCCTCGTTAGTTTTCTTTGTATCTTTTCTTATGCCCTTAACAACTCTCCAGGTATTCCATTCATACTTAACTTCTATGTGCCATATCTGTTTCTTCACACCTTTCTTTTTATTTTACCTATGTAACACAGGTCTATTGTTTTTACCTTGGTAAACAAATCTTTTGCCCCTGGTCTGTTAGACAACTCGTAAAAGTCCCAACCAGCCACCTTGTCAATACACTTATCGTGAATCATTTCTTGCAAGTCATCTTTCTTTACCTCTATCCAATAATCTTTTGTCTCAAAGGCAAAACCATCAGCATCACCATACAGCCATCCTTTTTTGCCTAAAACGTTCTTAAACTCAACAAAATGTATGTTCTCGTCATCTTTTTTTATAGCCTTGACATCTATCTTAACACCATTTATTTTAACGTCCCAGTGTTCATCTATATCCTCCTTCTCTGTAGGAAACTCTATATTGTTAAAGTTGTTAACCTTACTATATAGTTTAGCATATTCTTTTTCAGCTCTTTTGCCCCTAACCATGTCTTCTAGCTTCTTTTGTTTACTCTTGTATTTCATGGAACTTAGTTAACTCCCTTTGAAACTTTAGTCCTAAAACACCTGTCCCAATATTTCTACCTTTGGCAAATATTATCTCTGCTAAACCATCTGTGCTATTGCCTTTATCATCCTGCGTTATACCATAATACTCTGGTCTGTATACTAATACCACTACATCTGCAGCTTGTTCTATCTCTCCAGACTCACGAAGGTCTGCTATTGTAGGTCTGCTTTCAGACCTTTGACCCACACCTCTGTTCAGCTGAGATAATGCAATGATGGTTATGTTAAGCTCCTTTGCTATGTTCTTCAAAGCTCTTGCAACCTCTGACACCTCCTGCTCTCTACTCCTCCCTTTCTTGTCGTTAGATACTAGTTGTAGATAGTCAACCATAAATAACTTAACCTTCTTTGTAATGACGTATTGTCTTATCCTGTTAAGAAGATACTTTAGGGAGGAGGAGGAGCACTCGTCAACATAAAGGGGAACTCTTTCTATTCTAGCTACACTTTCGTGTATTTTACTTAACTCTGTTTGGTCTAATGTTCCTTTCAGAATCCATTTGTTGTCTATGCCTGAGTCAGATGACACCAGTCTGCTTAGTAACTGTTGAGAGCTCATCTCGTAAGAGAATAAACATGTTGGTGTTTTGCCAAAAAAAGCACTATTAAAAGCAAAGGCTAAGGCAAGGGATGTTTTACCCATGGAGCTAGCACCACCTACGATTACAAGGTCAGTTTCTTGCCAACCACCAGTAAACTTATCAAGACTTTCAAAGCCTGTTGTAATACCATTCAAGCCTTTGTTGTTCATCTTGTGCTCTATACTTTTTAGTAAGCCATTCAACTGCTTAGACACATCTACAATACCATCTTTGCTAACATCACCTATCTTTCCAACCTCTTGTTCAACATACTCAATTATTTCAAACACATCATCTCCAGCTTGTAGCATTTGAGATATTTTGTAGTTTAAATTAAAAAGTTGTTCTTTCTTTTTCTTTTCACTTAATATAAGTATACATGTCAAAGCCTCTGTTTGCATTTGAGATTCTTCATGCATCATCTTTGCTAAATCATATGTAAGGTTTTCACCTTTTTTATTTATAGTTTCGTTTATACTTATTAAGTCTATTTTATTACCATTTTCAAGTTCCTCTGATATATAATTAAATATCTTTTTATTCAATGGGTTATCGAACAATTCACTACTAACAAGAGAGTGATTGTTGTAATACTCTTGAGGGTTGCTCATAAACTTCCCTATAAGTGTTCTTTCTATTTGTGTACTATCTACTGACATTTGTAAAGTTTGGTGTTTTATATTTTGTTTTTACTTCATCAATCTTGCTTATCACTTCGTTCCTCCAAGCCTTTTGATATATCCAAGTTGATGGATTCTTTCTGTATTGTTTATCTGGTGTTGACCTGACATATATATCAACCATTTTAAGTGCATCTTGCATATCAGATATTGATAACTTCTTCCACTTTTTTAAACAATCGTCTCTGTTTATTTTCTTATCGTATCTATCCCAAAACTCATTAAACATATCTTTTTTTTCAGATAATATTTTTTCACTGGGTTTGGCAGATGTATTTTCCATAGTGGCATCTCTAAATGTATTAGCCACTCTTTGAAACACACTTTTAGCAAAACTCTCAGTTGGATATACTTCCTCGTGTTTTCTAGATAGTATATAAAATACTATTTTTTTACCATCAAGATAGTATTGGTCTATTTTGTTACTTTCTATAAATGAATCTGTGTTGACTTTTATTAGCATGAGTTTGTTTATTTGGCATAGTAATTAGAGGCTAAAGAGAGCACCACCCCTAATGATGCCCTCAATAACCAAATTGAAATAAATTAGAATGGTAAATCGTTTACATTCTTTGAACCTTGTTCTTCTTGAGCTTCAGGTTTGAAATCATTAATTTTAACATAGTGTGTTTTACCATACTCATTAGCACCACCTTTGTTAGCACCAATAGTTAAATTAACATATTTCTTACCATCATACTCATAAACATGACTACCAATCTTATCAAGGTGTAGTGTCATGTTAATAATAGAACCACCATCATTGAAGGTAACTTCTTTACCATTGCCACAAAAAATTGCTTCTTTTGTTTCCATAAAAATAAATTAATTAGTTATTAAATAAATAAATTGTTATACGCCCATGTGTCGTCTACACTCATCATCTCTGAGATTAATCTAATCTCTTGTGCTGAGAATGTATCAGGAGAATCTAATCTCTTTGCTATTGTTGGTCTGGACACTCCAACATATTCTGCTACCTCTAACTGGGATATTTTTCTAGCCCTAAGTTCTTGTTTTAGTTTCATAATAAAATTTTAAATAATTGATTCAACATAATAATCTTTGATTTCTCTTTCTTGTTTTATAAAGTAATGGTCATACACTTCTAATAAGTCTTTGTATTTACTTCTACCACGACCAACGAACTCTTCTCCACACATATATATTCCCACATCAAAAGGTTCATTTTTTTCTATCACCACAAACCAAAACTCGTCAGCACCAAAGCCATCTAAATAAAAGGCAGATTGTCTATCGTAACCATACTTTAAACATGAGCCTACAAAAGCATGTGAGGTGTGATTCTGAGTAGTTTTTATATCTATAAGTATCTTCCTACCATTTTCTTCTTTGTAGTAATCAGTTTTACCCTTACAATATACTCCTGAGCCTTCATCCACCCAACAGTTTACTACCTCAGCTTTACCATCAGATAAAAGGTTTATCACCCTTGGTATTGATAACAACTTATCTCTCATCTTTCTAAGTGTAAACTCCTCGCCTTTAGTTATAATAGTTTTATCTGTGTTATTAGATTTAAAATCTTCCCAAGCCTTACCTCTTCTTGTTCCTTCGTACACAATAACTTGTTCTATATATTTATCAGGTTCAAGTATGTTTTGATGAAAAGCTCTACCAAACAATAATGCACTTGTATCTTCTTGACCAAACTTTCTGTAATGTTCTAGCTTTGCTGGTGAGTGCGATAGCTTACCTAACTGAGAGTTAGTAATAAAGTTCTTATCACCATAATACAAAGTATCACTTTCAAAATCATTTATGTATTTAGAAAAATCCATGTTATTGATTATCTATTTCGTTCATTAATAATTTTCTTTGGTCTTCAGTCATAGAATAGTTATCCATTCTTTGTCTAACTACTAAGCTCTCGCCATCTCTAACTGCTTTCATCATAGCATCAAACTGACTACTTGTTAGTTGCTTCTTGTTAGTTGATACACTTTTTTTTGTAGTATCTGTTTGTGCTATTGCATTTGCTACTTCATTTGCAGATGCAACCTGACTGTCAATACCTATACCAAAGTTAGCCAAAGCCCTACCCCATGCAGATGTTTCACATACCTCAACAAAGGATGTCTTGTTTATAAAACTTGCACTCTTCATTTCGTGTGCATGACCAGTCGCAACCTCTATACCACCATGTAGTATAGTTGCCTTGATAACACAATGTTCTTCAGTACATTGTATGATTTCTGATATTAGTGAATGTTCAGGGTGGTTTTCTCTAAAGTATTTAAGTCTTTCGTTGACTTCTACATACTCCTTACCCTTAATATTGATTGTTTTTAGTTTAGCCATAATAAATTAAATTAAATTAGTTTTACAAATATAT